AACAAGTTCATCACTTACAGGTAGTGGTATTACTATTGATTCATATCAAAATCGTCTTAGATTTTTTGAACAAGGTGGCTCTGCTCGAGGTGGATTTTTAGATATAACAACATTAGGAGCAGGCGCAAGTACTAATTTACAAAAATCTAGTAATTATTTTTATGATGCTTATTTAATAAATACTCAAACAACAGCGGCCGGTGTTGATACTACTATTAATAATATATCATTAGTAACTAAAGCTAATGAAGCATGGAGTTTTGAATTTGTAACAATAGGACAATGTAGTGGTACAGGTGGTGTAAGATTTACAGTAGTATACTCAGCAACACCAGTTTCATCTTCAGTTACATATTGGGGTAATAGTACACAAGTAGGTAATATGTCTAGTGCAACAACAATATTAACTACCCCAGCTCAATCGGGAACTTTATGGGCGACAGCAACTCCTATTGATGTACAAGCTACTATTAGAGCAAGTTTTGTTAATGGAGCAAATGCAAACACAGTAACAATAAAAGTACAACCTGTTAATGGAGCTCAAACAGCAACAATAAGAGCAATGGCTTATTTAACAGCAAGAAGAATATCATAAATAATTAAATTATATGACATATACATCAACAGATATATATAATATCCATATTAATACACCCTCAGTAAATGAGCCATTTATGCTTTATTATGCTGTACGAAATATAGATAATAGCATAAGTTTAATGGATCAAGAATTTACTTCAAAAAATAAAGAATATTGTTTATCATTATTAAATAATATTATGAATTTACCAAATTTTATAGGTTTTCCATTCCCATGTGTTAATTTTATAATTACATAAAATAGATTCAAAAAACTTGGCTTACTAAATTATTTTTCTTATATTTAATTATAAAATAAAATAAAAGTTATGAGTAATCAAAATCCTGTAAAACGATATAAGTCACCTGATGGGACTATTCGTTATATTAAAGACAATAAATTACATAATGCTGAAGGACCAGCTTTAATTCATCCAAATGGTAAAGAAGAATATTATTTAAATGGTATTTTTTATACTAAAGATGCTTTTAAACAAGTTAAAAAAGATGGTGTAGGTTTACCATGGTATAAATCAGGAGTAGCTAAAGCAAGACATTAATATGAAAATAGGTTTTTGTGGAACAGTTAGTGTAGGTAAAACTACATTAGTGAATGCTTTAAAAGAATTACCTGAATTTAAAGATTATACATTTGCTACTGAACGTAGTAAATATTTAAGAGATTTAGGTATTCCTTTAAACACAGACAGTACATTAAAAGGTCAAACTATATTTTTAGCAGAACGTTGTAGTGAATTAATTCAAGAAAATATTATCACAGATCGTACTGTTATAGATGTTATGGCATTTACAATGTGTGCTAAATCTATTGATCCATTTGATAAAGATAGATTTGATGATTATGCTTCTAGATTTATTGAAGAATATGATTGGATTTTTTATGTTAGTCCGGCCGGTGTAGATATTGAAGATAATAGTGTACGTACTACTGATGCTGAATATAGAGATAGAATAGATCAAATGATAAAATATCTATACTCAGCTAATCTAAGTAATATTAAGAATTTTGGTATTATATCAGGTTCTACTGAGACTAGAATAGAACTAATTAAATCTTATCTAGGTTTATAATATTTATAATAAAAACTACTCAATGAAACGTAAAGATTTAAAAGCGTACATTCGTACTGAAATTATAAATGAATTAAGTGAAGGAGGTACCAAAACATTTATAGCTAGTACTACTTCCGATGAAGAAAATGCCTTAACATCAGACCCAACAATATCAGGAACAAATAAAGTATCTGCTAAAAAAGCATTACAAGGATCAAAACCCGGTGCCGCAGTTGTAGTTCCTACAAATGAAATGCGTAAAGCAGGTGGTTATAAAGTAGGTGATACATCTAAATTTGCTGAAGCAAAAGAATTATATGATAAAGGTTTATTTGCTGATGTATTAAGTGCTGTTGAAGCAGCTGGTGAAGATGGTATTACTCAAAAAGAATTAGGTATTAAATTAGGTAAAGGTGATGGTTCATCTTTAAATCCTATTTTAAATAAATTTAAAATGATTGGAGTATTTGGTGGTGGTAAATTAGCTAGAGTAGAAAAACCAGGAGCTGAACCAGAAACAGATACTGAAGAACCAGATGAGTTTAAAGATCTTTATTCAGTAGATGTTGAAGATGATACACCTGAAGAGGAAGAACCAACAGCAGTAGCTAACGATAAAGAGCTTAAAAAATTAACAGGTGATGAATATGGAAAGAGTGATGAAGTAAATAAAGCAATTAGCATTGTTAAAAATCTATCAGCTAAAATTAAAGATATGAAAAACGGAATTGAACGTGATAAGAAAATAGCTGCTTTAAAACAATATATTAATAATAATAAAGCTTTACTTAAAGGTCGTGATATTAGTGTTTTAACTAATAACCTTTTAGGAGGCGAAATCTAAGAATAATGTCGCAAGACTTAAGACAAATAATAAAAGACGAATATATAAAGTGCGCTCAAGACCCGGCGCACTTTATGCGTAAATACTGTAATATTCAACATCCACAGCGTGGACGAGTTATATTTAATCTTTACCCATTCCAAAGTAAAGTTTTAACATTATGGAAAGAAAATCCATATTCTATAGTACTTAAATCAAGACAGTTAGGTATTTCTACTTTAGCAGCAGGATATTCTTTATGGTTAATGATATTTCATAAAGATAAAAACGTATTATGTTTAGCTACTAAACAAGAAACAGCTAAGAATATGGTAACCAAAGTCAAATTCATGTTTGATAATTTACCATCTTGGCTTAAAATACCAGCAGATGAAAATAATAAATTAACATTACGATTAAATAATGGTTCTCAAATAAAAGCAGTATCAGCAGCAGGTGATGCAGGTCGATCAGAAGCAGTATCTTTACTTATAGTAGATGAGGCTGCATTTATTGAGAATATAGGTGAGATTTGGGCATCTGCTCAACAAACCTTAGCAACTGGTGGTGGTGCAATTGTATTATCAACTCCATATGGTACTGGTAATTGGTTTCATCAAACATGGGTAAAAGCAGAATCACAAGAAAATGACTTTTTACCTATTAGATTACCTTGGTATGTTCATCCTGAACGAGATGAAAACTGGAGAAAAAAACAAGATGAATTATTAGGTGATCCTAGATTAGCAGCTCAAGAGTGTGATTGTGATTTTACAACATCTGGTGATGTAGTTTATTATCCTGAACATTTAGAATATTATACAACTACTCATGTTGCTGAACCTATGGAACGTAGAGGAGTGGATAAAAACTTATGGATTTGGGAATCTCCAGACTATACTAGAAATTATATAGTAGTAGCTGACGTTGCTCGAGGTGATGGAAAGGATTTTTCAGCATGTCATGTATTTGATGTTGAAACAAATGCTCAAGTGGCAGAATTTAAAAGTCAATTACCACCTAAAGAATTTGGATATTTTCTTGTTAGTTTAGCCACAGAATATAATGAAGCATTATTAGTAATAGAAAATGCTAACATAGGATGGTCAGCAATAGACTCAGTAATAGAAAGAGGATATAGAAATCTTTATTATTCACCAAAAAGTGATTCTCCGGCTTCTGATTCGTATTTTAACAAATATGAAGATCATTCAAAAATGACTCCTGGTTTTACAATGTCATTAAAAACTCGTCCTTTAGTAATTAATAAAGGTAGAGAATATTTTGGAGATCATAGTGTTATAATTAGATCAAAACGATTAATTGAAGAAATGAAAGTGTTTATTTGGAGAAATGGAAGAGCAGAAGCACAATCAGGATACAACGATGATTTAGTTATGTCTTATAGCACAGCAATGTATCTTAGAGATACAGCTTTAAAAAATAAAGCACAAGGAATAGAATTATCAAAAGCAACAATAAATAATATATCAAGACCTTCTCAATATCAAGGAGCCTATTTCTCAGCAGGTGTGGATAATCCATATCATATGCCTACAAATGATGGACATGAAGATATTAGTTGGTTACTTTAAAAAATAAAATATGGCAGACGTTAGTGTATTTTCACGATTAAAACGATTATTCTCAAGTGATGTCGTTATTCGTAATAATGGAGGAGATCAATTAAAAGTAGTTGATACTGATCATATCCAAACAAGTGGTGAGTATAAAACAAATTCCTTAGTTGATAGATATAGCAGAATATATTCTGCTAACGCAACCTCACTTTATGGTCAACAGTTAAATGTTAATTACCAATATTTAAGAGCCCAATTATACTCAGATTATGATGTAATGGATACAGATGCTATTATAGCCTCAGCTTTAGATATTATATCAGATGAATGTACTTTAAAAAATGAAATGGGTGAAATTCTTCAAATTCGTAGTTCAGATGAAGATGTTCAAAAGATTTTATATAATTTATTTTATGATGTATTAAACATAGAATTTAATTTATGGTCTTGGGCTCGCCAAATGTGTAAGTATGGTGATTTCTTTTTAAAATTAGAAATTGCCGAAAAATTTGGTGTATATAATGTTATACCATATACTGCTTATCATATCATGAGACAAGAAAATTATGATAAAGATAATCCATCATCAGTTAGATTTAGATTTAGTCCAGATGGTTATGTTGGTGGTACTGGTCAATATGCTGTCCCAAATCAAAATTTTAAAGAAGAAAATGGAATATATTTTGATAATTACGAAATGGCTCATTTTAGATTACTAACAGATGTTAATTATTTACCTTATGGTAGATCATATCTAGAACCAGCTCGTAAATTATTTAAACAATATATATTAATGGAAGACGCAATGTTAATTCATAGAATTGCTCGCGCTCCAGAAAAACGTGTATTTTATATTAATGTTGGTGCTATTCCTCCTAATGAAGTAGAAAATTTCATGAAGAAAACTGTTAGCACAATGAAAAAAACACCGTTTATTGATCCACAAACTGGTGAATATAATTTAAAATATAACATGCAAAATATGTTAGAAGATTTTTATATTCCGGTTCGAGGTAATGATCAAACAACTAAAATAGATACAACTAAAGGTTTAGATTATAATGGTATTGAAGACGTAGTTTATTTAAGAGATAAATTATTTGCTGCTCTTAAAGTACCTAAAGCATTTATGGGTTATGAAAAAGATTTAACTGGTAAAGCAACATTAGCAGCTGAAGATATTCGTTTCGCTCGTACAATTGATAGAATTCAACGTATTTTATTGTCTGAATTATATAAAATAGCTTTAGTACATTTATATACTCAAGGATATAGAGGTGATACATTAACTAATTTTGAAATTTCATTAACAACTCCTTCAATCATTTATGATCAGGAACGTATTATGTTAATGAAAGAAAAAGTAGATCTAGCTAAAAATATAATGGATGCCCAACTATTACCTTCAGATTGGATTTATCATCATATATTTCATCTTAGTGAAGATCAATTTGATGAGTATAGAGATCTACTTATTCAAGATGCTAAACGTAAGTTTAGATTAGGTCAAATTACTGAAGAAGGAAATGATCCACTTGAAACAGGTAAATCATATGGAACACCACATGACTTAGCGACATTATATGGAAAAGGTAGACTAGTCTCAGACCCAGGTAATGTGCCTACTGGATATAGTGATGATGTTAAATTAGGAAGACCTGAAGAAAAAGTAAGTACTATTAATACTCAAAATAATCCATTAGGTAGAGATAGATTAGGTAAAACAGCTATGAAAAAAGATGATGATATGGCTGGTCAATCTAAACAATTAAATGAAAATGCTCAAACCACTTATTTAAAAAATAAACAACTATTAAATGAGATGGAAAAAAAGATAGTTTTCCAAACAGATAAAATAAAAGAATCATTACTTGATGAAACTCAATTGCGAGATTAAATAATCCTTATATATTTATAACAAAAATAACAATTTAGATGCTTATCAAACATTCAAAATTTAAGAATACAGGTATTCTTTTTGAATTATTAGTTAGACAAATAACCGCTGATACGTTATCAGGAAAAAACTCAGAAGCTACAAATATTCTTAAAAAATATTTTAGTAAAACTGAATTAGGTCGTGAATATAAATTATATGATAGTTTACTTAAACGTACTAATTTAACTGAGGGTAAAGCCGAATTAATAATTAATACTGTCCTAGAAAGTTCTAAGCATTTAAATAGATCAGCTCTTAAGAGACAAAAATATAATCTAATTAATAAGATCAAAAAATATTATAGTTTAGAAGATTTTTTTAAAACTAAATTACCTCACTATAAAGCACAAGCTGCTATTTATACATTAATTGAGGGATATAACGGAGATAAAAAACCGTCTCATGAGCAAACTATAAATAATAAATTATCTTTATTAGAGCATTTAACATCAAAAGTAGTTAAAGTTAAAGAACAAAATGATGTTATTAATGAATTTTCTGCGTATGATAAAGATACACGTATATTAACATATAAAATTTTATTAGATAAATTTAACGATAAGTACGCAGATTTTAGTAATGAAAAGAAATCGATTCTTAAAGAGTTTATTAATAGTGTTGATAACACAAATAAACTTAAAGAATTTTATAATAGTAAAATAAATTTATTTAAAAAAGATCTTGTTAATTTAAATTCTAAAACAAGAGAT